CGCCTCGATCCAATGAGAGACGATCAACATAGCTAGAGACAGAGGGATGTCCAGCATCCCCCTCCCGTCCGCCGGAACCGATTCGCCCGTGGCGTATTCCAGGTTCCAGGACATCAGGACTTCTCCGCCGAATAACTCCGCCATCTTCGCCTGGTCGTCACCTTCGGCGGCTTCCCGCAGGGATAGATAATGGGCGAACGATACGTTCAACTTGACCCAGATCTCGGCGCCGTCGTAATCGGTCCCGTCAAAGGTGATATGGGCCGTCTGCTCCGGTATCCTGTATCCCTTGACCTTGTTCATCATGCCCACGTTGGCACAACTCCGCCGGCCAGGACTCCCGGCGCCGTCCACGTCAACTCTCCGGAAGAAGACCTGGACAAAGCATAATCGGTATAGAATATTTCCCCAGGCAATGTCTGCCCGGATACTGCAAGGGTCGTCGTTCTTGCAACCGAGGTTGACGGGACGGTTTTAAAGACATCATGGGACATATTCGACGCGTCATTGAAGACGCCGTTGACGCTGATCGTGAAGTCCGCCAGAAGCAACAACCGTTCCCTGGCCGACTTGTCCAATCCGGTTATGTCCTGTTCTTCCCGCGGCGTTGCGATGTCCAGATTGGTTATGTCATTGCTGATGGTCCGGGCCGACCCGCCCGAATCATCGATGATCGCGCTCATTCCTAGACCTGATTCTTTAGCCATTTATACTCCTCCGATATTGATGGTCGTTCCAGTTATCCATGAACTCCAGCGGCTCCATGATCCGCTTGTCCTTCGTCATTATCGGATCACGGCCCACCGCTACCCTATGTCCTCCACCCTGGCCGGTGAAGCACTGTTGACCCGGAGAGAAGACGAACGTTATAAGTCCATCTCCGCGCTCCTCCCTGAAGCCCATCCGCGACCGGCGGATCAGTTCGATATTTGCTATATCGTCGGCGTGAAGGATAGTCCGCCATCCTCCGAAGTAGTTGATGCAACCAACCTCGGCACAGGTTGCCTCGCGCCAGTGATCCCGTGGCCGATGTAGTCCCCAATGGATCAGCATGGGACGCGGGTCAATCTTTTATATCTATAACACGCCAGACATCGGCCCTCGGTATTCCGATTGTCCGGATTGACCTGGGAAACCATGCGGCCGTGTAATCCTAGCCGGCAAGCTAAGGATCTGCCCAACCGCCACGGGCCAACCACCAGCCACAATGACATCCCAAACGCGACCCAGACCGCGGTGATCCCGATGAGTGATGCTATGCCAATCCATCTCATCATCGGACGCTTATCGGCGTGTCAACGATGCTGTCTGTTATAGATCGGGCCTTGATGGTATTCGCCCAGTTAGCGTCAGACAAGTCTATGCCATTTCCTGATCCTATCTCATTACTTGAATCCATCGTCAGCTTTCCAGCCTTTAACCAGTCCCATTGGAAATCGCCAGTGTGCGCCGTCACGCCATCCACGATCAATTCCCCGATGGAAACCCCGTTATTTCCATTTATCTGGAGTATGACTCGGTCCACGCGAGAGTCTTCCGCGGTATACGTTCCTGCGCCCCTATCGGAGTCGATCACCAGGTCAGGGATGGTATTATCCACCGTTATCTCCTGGGCGTGGCCGTCCGTTTTAGGACTAAGAGAAACCGTTCCCAGTTCCATATTTCCCCAATTCAACGTCCGGGCGGATGAGTTGGTGATGGTTACCTCGCCCACCCAGACATAGGCACTACTCCCGGTAACCCCCGATCCTCGCTGGATGACGAAGGCATCCGTTAACCCACTTTTACCCAGGTCTAGATTCTTTAGAACAACCTTGTCCAAACGAGCCCCGTCCGCGAATCCGGCGAGTAGCGTCATCGACCCTTCCAGGGGAGTCTCTGGATCAGGATCCAAGGCTTCACCGATGATGCTCGGCAATTCATATTCCGCCCCAGGCGTAGGCCAGAGCAATTCGGTATTATCGGTAACCGCTACAAGGAACATGGTCAGACCGAAGCCGGCCAGGACGAAACCCAGACTTAGAAACGCCGCTTTGGAGCCGCCGATCTTTATGATCTTCGGCAACGGTATGCGGAACGGCGAGATCGGCCGGAATCCTGGGATAGTCCGAGGAAAGCGGATCGTGTTTAAAGTTATAGTCTTGGGGCCGAGTTTAATCCTCACCTTCCCCCTTCGCCTTGCCCGACCATCTGGCAACGACCGCCCCGGTGATTGCTGATACCGGATTGGAGAATATGGAAAGCGCGAGAAGCCAATCCCGAAGGAACGGCGCCGTCTCCTGTGGACTTGACGTAGTACGCCACACGAGGATTATACCGAGGATGGTAAATGCCCCAATCAAAGGTACGCAAAAAACTAGCGCGAGGAAGTGATCCGGGCCGAGTACCGTAGTTGTGCGGAGTTTCAGGTTGGCGATCTCCACACGGGACTTCGCCAGATCCTCTCTCAGCTCGTCGATCTCTGCCATTATCTCGTCCCATATGATCCATAGACCCTACGTTCCCCGGAAGGCAAGATTCCCGATTGGCCCAGTTCGGACAACACGTCCCCGAACCCCTCATGGTCCGCCATGATCGTCCTCTGTTGGTCTTCCGCAACGGCCAACGCTGTCTCCAGCCGGTTGATCCGCTCATTGATATCGTTGGTTATATCCGCCAGGTCGGTCGAGACTTCCGAATGGAGTCTCCCCTGCTCATCCGATTCGGCCAATACTCCCGCGTCCAGAGCTGCCATGTCTCTCTTCACCACGTCCAGGTCCGCCCGGAGTTGGATCACCCAGGCAACAAGGCCGATGGCTATGACCACCACCGGGATCACACTCACTATCAGGTTAAGATGCTTCGTCAACCCGTTCCCATACGGCGCCAGTGTCGGCGTGATATATCAAGATCTCCTCGATCCCGCACCGTTTGCACAAACGGGATGACCACGCGCGGGGAACCCAGGAATGTCGGAGCCGGCATAACCAGGTCATTCTTCCCCCACAAGATCAGCTTGATCGTCTTGATTATTATTCTTGCTCCAATATCTTGGAACATAGGTTAGTGATGCCGATTATGGCGCCCACGCCGGCGGCGCTGATTATCCCCTCGTTGTCCATCAGGAAACCCAGGAAAGAGATGCCGACACCCAACGAAGCAACGAACAACATCCCGACGCATATGTTCGGGCGAAGTTTACCAACCAGATTCCCGATGCCTTCGATCATCAGAAAGCGACGTCATCCTGGCTAGTTCCCCTCCGGGTCGAAACGCAGAAATCAAGATTGCTGAACGTTCCCGTGGTCGTTATCCTCAGATACCTCTCCACCGCTCCGCTGACCGTCACCCGTTCCGCCGTAGGCGCCGCCGCCGCGGCCACCGCGGTAAACGACAACACTGTCGCGAAGGCGTCGCTGGATCCGTTGTCCGATGATTGCTGGATGGTAACCGTGGGCGTTCCGGAGTCGATATCGGTGATCTCCAGATATGCCACCATGCCCGCGCTGGTTGCCGCTCCATCGTCCCGGCTGGTCGAATTACCCGCCGAGCTGTGAGTCTCTTTCCCCGTGGTTAACGTGTTGCACCAATCCAGGGAAATGCCGTCCGCCTGGGTATCGACGGTGAAAGAGAGGGATCCATCGGCGCCGCGGCTTGCATCGTAATTAAGTTGCTTGCCTACCAGACAAGCCGCAACATCTCCGCGGGTAGCCCCGAAAGCCCAGGTGACGATCCGGTCGGTGGTTGGAAGTCCTTTAAAGGCGGCGTGTTCTTGCTCGGTCGCATCGTTGAACCAGGTCGAGACTCCCAGGTTGCCATCGGACAACCCCAGAACCCGTTCATGGGCCGAAGCGTTTAAAGCCGTCGTATCCAACGCTTCCCGCGGGGAACCGGCGTTATCTATCGCCGCCACGTCCCCGCTAAGGTCGTAGCCGTGGACGAATATCTGTTGACCGAGCCCTGATTGCTTCGCCATGTTCCCCCTACGGAGTGATGGTCACTTCCTCATAGATCTGGATATCGAATGGGATGGTCGCCGTCCGGTAAAGATTGCCGCCCATGTCTATCGTTGCAACCGTGGCAGCACCCACGGTCGAATCGGTACAATTGCCGGCAAGATTAGCGTCCGAGCGGAGCTTAGTGTCAACCTCGACCATCGCGTCCCAGAGTTCTAATTCGATGCTTTCCCGAACATCCGCTGATGCTTGCAATCTGAAATACGCCCGGACCATGATGGTCGTCGTCGAGCCTATATCTCCGAGAGTCTGCCAGCCGGCCGTCCGACTCTGGATCCAATACGCGAGGACGGGCGTCCCCGATAATGCCAGAGGTTCCGCCCGGATAACCGCGGCGAAAGCCGGATCCGTGATGGTAGATAATAGGACATCGATCCTGTCCAATGCTCCCGACCGGCTCACTGGAAAGCCTCGACCAGGGCGTCCCCGATGTATTCCTGATACATCCGGGGATTATTATTGATTCGGTTATATGAGTTCTGGAACATCCCATACCGTTGTTCGACCTTCCGGGCATATTCGATATTCGCACCGAAACGACTTTCACCGGCATCCACGACCACCTGATTGTCCTTGACCAGATTGGCCCCAACATGATTCCGAAGATTTCCCGTGATCCGGCCGTGACCTGGATATAGCTGATCTTTGACGTGGTTGCTTCCCTCGATGGTCCCCAGATCAAGGAGTCCCCGGTTGATGATCCCTTGCATCACCTTGGGTATATCTCCCGAAAATACGGGACCATCCACCTGGAAGTTGACATTGACCAACATCAGAAGATGATCCCGTTGGAAGTGCCGGTCACCCGATAATCGTCCAGCGTCATCAGTACAGACCGGATCTCCCCCTCGGCCACGGTCATCGACATCTCACCGGACCCGATGGTCGCCGCCGGCCCCAGGTCCCGATTCCGGAAGATCAGCTTCGCCACATCAAGGCAAGCCTGGACAACTAATTCCGGGTAGTCGTAGCGAGTCAGACCCGCCCCTCCGGAATGGGTCGCCGCCGTAGTTCCATTAACGCCCCGTTGGACCGTCAACGTATTTCCAGAGATCGCCGTTATGTAAAGCTGCTCCGAATCGATCAGGACGGTCTGGGCCGGACCCAGGTCGGCCGCGCTGGTGACGCTGACAGAGGTCGCGGTCGTTGACCCTATAGCGTCCGCCGTGGTTACGGACAACGTGTCCGCGGTATACCCCCAGCTTCCCAGGATGGATAATGTTTGTTGGCCGGCGTCCAGGGTGTTGGATGTATCCTCGTTCAACTTGAAGATGGTTTTCGGGCTGACGTTGTACGGCATGAGAAAGAAGTCGTTAGCGTGGCCTTCGGTTAAGACCGTACTTCCACCCCGGTCAGTGTCATCGTATGCCGTCACCGTGGTCGTCGATATCAGCCAACCATCTAACGGGATGACGCTTGCCAGGGAAACGGTGGTTGCTATGTCGTCCGTTCCAGCAAGTACCGCATACTGGGGAGACTGAACCAGCGAGCCGGAACCTATATCGTAATACCGGGTTTCGGTTAACGGCCCAAACGTCCCGCCTTCGCAATACTGATCGATCCGCCGTGATGCGGATTCCAGAACGCGCCGGAGACTCCCGGCGTCCGCCGTCCACCCGGAGGAATAGGATGTCCCCGCCAGATAATCCCGAAGATCGTCCGCCGAGGCGTATGTGTGACGGGTCGCCACTATTCAGCCGCCTCGGTTGCTTCTTCGGTTTCTTCCTCGGACTTATCTTCCCCGGTGTCGGCCATCTTGTTCTCGGCCGTCCCTGATTGCTTCTCAAAATAATCCGGATTCGCCTTCAGTGTCGCCGCCGGGACATCGTACTCCACCCCGCGTTCGTAGGTTTCGCCCGTGGCGCCATATATAAAGTTCTGGGTACAGAGTGCCTTCGGCATATTTCCTCCAGAGTTGGGCGCGGAGCCGAAGCCCCGCGCCCTATTAGCTAACCGCTGATTAGGCGGCGCGTGGGATCTTGAAGGCAGCGGCGAGGCCGACTTGCCCATCCCCTCGCCTACTGGCGAAGAAACCAACCTGGTCATTCTCCATATACAAACTGTCATTCCGGCGGATGGTGAAGCCCACCCGATCGAAGATGTAGTATTGTTTGAAGTCTCCGAATATGGCTATCTTCTCCGTCGAAGTGATCGTGCCACCCAAGCCGGACGTAACATCGGTCAGGACATTTGGCCGACCGAGGATATAATCCGCCGGCGCCGCGGTCAGGCTTGGGATGCTATGCACCCCAGCGGCAGTGATCGCGATCGAGTTGACCAACGACGCGATGGTTGACTTCATCACCCAAGAGGCGTTTGCCCGGTGCTGGGCATTGAGGGCGTAGTACGTCCCGATCAGGTCAGCGCCTACAACCGAGGTCGAGCCGGCCATCGTATAGAAAGCCACGTCCCCATCGGACATTACCCCGGCATACTGGGTGCTGTCATTGCCGCTGATAATTCCGACATCCTCAAACTGCCCCGCGGCTTCTTGGAATATCTGCGACAGTAGCGCCGGGAGGTTGATGGCCGAGTCGTCCAGAAGTTCTCGGCTGACCTTGATCAGACCGCCGGACTTCTCTAAAGAGAAGTTGACCTGGCCGACCACCGGCGTAGACTCGGTCGGCGCCGCTTCCTCTGCTATCGCCGCCCAGGTCGCCGATGCCATCGTCGGGATGTATCCATCCTTGGATGCAACCCTGATGACGGTGCATAGGGGTCGAAGTTGGGAACCTGGGACGCCCGTGTCATGCACGACCTGTGAAATGAACTGCTCCGGGACGAAAAAGCCACCTTCCGCATCGGTGTCCTCTTGCATGGCCTTGATCTCGTCCGGGGATGCCGTCTTCCAGAACATGTCCTCGCTGGGCGACCGGAACCACTTGATAAAGGCGTCTGTCATGAATCGGGCTTCGTCCTTGACGTTGTCCCCGCACAGATCCAATACCCACTCCGGCTGAGACATCGCCGGCAGACCTTTGACCCAGGAAGCCGGTTTGTAATCGTTCTTGATGCTGGCCGTGGTGTCCATCGCGTTGTATATCGCGACATCGTTGGAGGTAACCGGGATGTTATTCAGCGGCCGGTTAAGATCCCCGCGGAGTGCTTTAAGCCGGGTAGCCGCCGCGTCCATATCGTCCGCCTGGGCCATCTTCTGTTCAGCTTCGGCTATCGTCCGGTTGAACGCTTCGATCTCGCCGCTTGCATAAGCTGCGGCCGCACTCTCAACGAGGACGCTTGCCTCTGACCTAAGTTCTTTCGTATCCAATATCAAACTCCTGACCTGATTTTTAATCGTGTTCGTGCGAGGCGCAATCGGGCCTCATCCGCGGCGATGATCGTGGCGGATTTGGCGGACTCGTCCGCTGGCTCAAACAAGATGCCGTCATGCTCCTGGCAGAAAGACCGAGCCTCGGCCTCTGACCATTCCTCGACCGGCATCCGGTAAGACGTTAGTGACCATTCCCCGGACTCCGCATGGCGTCCGAAAAGTATCTCGATGGACTTGCCGTCGAAGTCCCCGTCCTCGATGGTTTCGGAGGATGTCCGGAACGTGTCGAAGTTGTCCGGCTCCTTGATCCGACAAGCATGGAAGTTCGGATATGGTTTGATCTCTGGGGTGTCGGCCGAGTATTCGTTCCCATCGGTCACCGCCTCATAACGGGCGTGGGTCCGGCAAGGCATGAAGACATCCTCACCTTCCACCATCATCGAATGAGAACCAGAGCATCCAAGCTCGGTCGCCCTGGCTTCGGCTTCTTCCCTGGTTGCATAGGTGTTCGGTGCCTTGAGATTCTTGGCCGCGATGGTTGACCTGGACGGCGACGCTCCCCGGATGACCGCGGAGACTTCCACCCAGTCCAGGTCAAGGATCCGCCGCACTGTTTCCTTGCCGGCGCGGTCATAAACCACCGCATCACCAGCCGGGAGATTGAACCCGACACTCCATTCGCGGATGAACTCGCCGGCGATGTTGGAATAGGCTTCCTGTCCGACCTGGGTGTCGAGGTTCATCTGCATCCGGGTATATAGCCGATGCTCGTCCCCGGCGCCGGTTGGCTCTGATTGGGCGAACACCACCTTCCC